TATGATCGTTGGACACGAGTAAGGGCTGAAAAGCTCAAACAAGAACAGAAACAGAACTCCCTTTGAGGAACAACTCTGAATCTATTATAAAGGCTCCTAGAACTCGCTAATAACGAGCAGGAGAAGGTAGGTATGGCTTTAATTGATAACACTGAAGAACTGTCTCAACTTAGCGAATTAGACGCTGTTGAACAAGCACAACAACAAGAAGAGAACAATAATAACACCACAACTGAGAAATCAGCAGTTGAATCTGTGATCCCTGATAAATATAAGGGTAAATCAGTAGAAGAAATTGTTAAGATGCATCAAGAGGCTGAAAAGCTTATTGGTAAGCAAGCTCAGGAAGTAGGTGAAGTTCGACGCTTAGCTGATGAACTGCTGAAACAACAACTCTCAGGCAACAAGAATAATACGCCTCCAAAAGAAGAAACACAAGAGATCGACTTCTTTGAAGATCCTAAGACAGCCGTTCAAAAGGCAGTTGCTGAGCATCCTGACGTTGTTGCTGCTCGGAAAGCTACACAGCAGTTCCGACAAATGCAAACACAACAGGCCTTGCAACAAAAACATCCTGATTTTAAAGAAATCGTACAGGATGGTGAGTTTATTGAGTGGGTCAAAGCATCTCCTATTCGTTTGAATATGTTTGCTATGGCTGATTCTCAATATGACTTTGCTGCTGCTGATGAGCTTTTGTCTACCTTTAAACAGATCCGTACTGTCAAGTCTAAAGAGACTGCCGAAGTTGGTAATCAAGTTCGAAAACAGAATCTTAAAGCAGCCGCAGTAGACGTATCTGGTACTGGTGAATCATCTAAGAAAGTATATCGTCGTGCCGACCTTATCCGGCTACGTATGACAGACCCTAATCGTTATGATGCCTTACAAGATGAAATCATGGCAGCATACGCTGAAGGCAGGGTCAAATAACATTCAACTCATTAATCATTAAATCTAGGAGATTTTACAATGGCTTTAGGTACTAATCACGTTACTACTACGACTTCCGCAACCTTTATCCCGGAAGTATGGAGTGACGAAATCATTGCAGCATACAAAAAGAATCTGGTTGCTGCTAACCTCGTTAAGAAGATGAACTTCAAGGGCAAGAAAGGTGACACCGTTCACATTCCGGCTCCGACCCGTGGCGATGCTTCCGCTAAGGCTGCTTCGACCCAAGTTACTCTGATTGCTGCTACCGAGTCTGAGAAGACCGTGAGCATCAACCAACACTGGGAATACTCGCGTCTGATCGAAGACATCGTTGAAGCTCAAGCTCTGGCTTCGCTGCGTCAGTTCTACACTGATGATGCTGGCTACGCTCTGGCTAAGAAAGTGGACTCCGTGCTGGTGCAACTGGGCCGTAAGGCTAACGGTGGCGACGGTACTGCTGCTTACACTGGTGCTTACTCTGGTGCTGACGGTACGACTGCTTACACCGGTACTGCTGGTGCTCTGACCGATGCTGCTATCCGTCGTTCTATCCAGCGTCTGGACGATAGCGATGTGCCTATGGATGGTCGTTTCCTGATCGTTCCTCCCAGCACTCGTAACACTCTGATGGGCATCGCTCGTTTCACTGAGCAAGCCTTCGTGGGCGAGTCCGGCGGTGGCAACACTATCCGTAACGGTGAAGTTGGTAACGTGTACGGCATCCCCGTGTTCGTGACCACCAATGCTGATGCTGCTACCGACGGTGACCGCATCTGTCTGTTGGCTCATAAGGACTTCGCTGTTCTGGTTGAGCAGATGGGTGTCCGTACCCAGACTCAGTACAAACAAGAATACCTCGGTACTCTGTTCACTGCTGACGTTCTGTTCGGTGCTGACGAGCTGCGTGACGGTTCTGCCGTTGCTCTCGCCGTTCCGGCCTAATCTGGCTTAAGAGGGGCCCTTCGGGGCTCTTCTTTCAAGTTATATTTTTATATAGTGTACCTTGAAAGGAGAATACATAATGGGTGTTAAATTTAAATGTAATCAATCTGGTAATATCTTTGAGTTCTTTACTGCTCATGATATCAAGACAATGCGCTCACATCCTGAGTATCAGGAAATTATTGCAGAAGTAGTTGAACAAGTAAAGAAACCTGTTGGCCGTCCTGTTAAAGCTCAAGGAGCTAAGGATGAACAAGAAGTATCCTAAGATTCCTGTAATCATCAATAAAGACTATAAAGTAGAGTTAGAACCTCATGCTGGTGTTTATTGGTTACATTGCGATGTCTTTAAGTTTACTCCAACTGCTTACAGAAACATGGAACAATCTTGGAAAGAATATACAGAGTATTTAACTACTGATGTTTATGCTCTTCATGATTCTTCTACAAACAAACCATCTAAACATTTTATGGAAAAGTTTGGATTTAAATATCTTAAAAATTTAGACAATAAACCATATGAGATATGGAAATGGAGTAAATAATGGGTGGAATTGTTTCTGATGTTCTTGATGCAGGAGCTGAACTAATTAGCAGTGTGCCTGTAGTCGGTGATTTTGCTGATAATGTACTAGGCATTGATCCTAACGGAGGGGGCATTATGCCTATTGCCAATGTAGTAGCTCCTTTAATTATGTTGGAGGTCTTTTAGGAGGCGCTGAAGCATTAGCAGAAGGTGATGCTGCTTTCATGGCTGCTGACGCTACTCAGTTAGCTGCTCAAGGATTAGGAGAAGCTCAGATTGCTTCTACATTAACTGCTGCTGGGGCTTCTACTGATGCTGCTCTTTTAGCTGCTTCTATGGCCTCTAATGGTTTAACTGAAGCTACTATGGCAGAGCAGTTAGGCAACCTGTCTACTAATACAGGCTTATTAACCCAATCCTCTGATGCATCTGCATTGCAGGATTTTGCTCAAGCAGACGCTACTCAGTTAGCTGCTCAAACAGGTAATAATGTTTTAGCAATTGAACAGAATCTTATTGCTGCTGGTTTAGATCCGTTGGATGCGGCCACATTGGCCCAGAACTCTGCGATGTCTTTAACCCCTACACAGGGGATGTGGGAAGAATTTCAGAACTACATTAAACAGAATCCTGATGTCTTGAATGCTTTAGGTAAAGCTGCCCTGACAGGTGCTGCTGTTTCTCAAGTTCCTCAAGCACAATCTGCTCCTGTTCCTGCTTATCAACCTGCTGACACAATGGCTCAATATTCTCCTGAGTATTTCCAGCAAGTGCAGCAATATTACAATACTTATCTTCCTTCCACTCCTAGAGATGTCGCTACTCCTTTACAGGATTGGTATAGCAGTGGATATACACAACCTGATAGCGTAACCGCTAAACTATTTGGAGTATAAATGGCTATCTATCGAGGACCGGGGGGTTCTGGGGACGCTACGAATGATGCAGCAAGTCAGGCTATCTTAGCAATCGAATCAGCTAATAATGCTGCTTTATCTGCTACTGCTGCTGCCTCTAGTGCCTCTTCAGCGGCTGCCTCTGAAACCAACGCTGCTAACTCTGCTACTTCAGCAGCCACTTCAGCATCCACTGCTACCGCTCAAGCATCCAATGCAGCTATCAGCGCATCAAACGCTTCTGCTTCTGCTTCAAGTGCTTCTACCAGTGCGTCTACTGCCTCTACTCAAGCATCTAACGCTTCAACGAGTGCTTCTAATGCTGCCTCGTCTGCAAGTACAGCATCTTCGCAGGCATCAGCAGCTTCTTCTAGTGCTTCTTCAGCAGCTACGAGCGCCACTAATGCAGCGGCTAGTGCCACAACAGCAGCAGGCCATGTAACTACAGCCAGTGGCTATGCAAGTGCAGCAGCCTCTAGTGCCTCTGATGCAGCAGCAAGTGCTTCTTCTGCATCCTCTAGCGCTACTTCTGCTTCTAACTCAGCTTCTAATGCAAGTAGCTCAGCAGGTAATGCTTCTAACAGCGCTACCAATGCAGCGTCAAGCGCCAGTGCAGCAGCTACATCTGAAGCTAATGCTTTAAGCTCTGCTAACTCTGCTGCGTCTTCTGCCTCAGCAGCTTCTACCAGCGCATCTAATGCCGCATCCAGCGCATCCAGTGCAGCTACCTCTGCAACCAATGCTGGAAATAGCGCAACCAGCGCCTCTAGCAGCGCGTCAGCAGCGGCTACTAGCGCGTCTAATGCAGCAACCAGTGCGGCTAACGCAGCAGCAAGTGAAGCAGCAGCATTAGGATATGTCACATTAATTCCCGGTGGAACCTATTAATAAAAGGTATAAACGAAAATGACAACTATTTTAACTAAACGTAGTAACACAGCTAGTTCTGTTCCCTCTGGTGCTGCTTTAACTAACGATACAGGGGGTGCTGAATTAGCTGTCAACACGGCTGATAAGCGTTTATTCGTTAAAGATTCTGGTGGTACTGTCCAAGAATTAGGTACTAATCCTTCTTCTCTAACTCTTCCTAACGGAACAGCCAACGGCGTCCCCTACCTGAACGGCTCCAAAGTCCTCACCTCCGGTAGTGCGCTGACGTTTAACGGCACTACGCTTGTCACTACCAATTATCAATTTGCAGGGTCTGGTGGTCTGTATGACGCTGGCGGCAACTTAACGCTTCGCCCCGCAAGCGCTGGGTCGCTTGAAATCACTTCCAACGGCGCATACACCAACGGAAACATTGTTTACAACGCATTGGCGGCATCTGGTCTTCACGTTTGGCAGATCAATACATCAGAACAAATGCGCCTGACCAGCACAGGGCTGGGGATTGGGACGAGTTCGATTGACGTGAAGCTGAACGTCAACGGTGAAGCAAAGATTGGAGGGGACGGAAATAACTCCATCCGCCTTTTTAAGTCGGGCAGCACCAACTACATCCAGTCTGGAAATGCTGGCGCTGCTGCCTCTCTTGCTTTCGGTGGTTGGTATTCCACTGAGAAGATGTTGCTGGACGCTTCCGGCAACCTCGGCTTGGGGGTTACGCCGAGTGCGTGGGGTGGTGCGGTGCCAAAGGCATTTCAGTTGCCAAGCAATGGCGCGTTGAATGCTGGCGCTGCGCTGTATCTGACCACAAACGGTTATTACAACGGCACGAACTGGATTTACCAGAACACCGATCTTGCGACCTACTACATTCAAAACGTAGGCACACACAAGTGGTACACCGCCCCCTCCGGCACCGCAGGCGCAGCCATCACCTTCACGCAGGCGATGACGCTGGATGCGAACTCGCATCTGACC